CGGTGACGAATTTACGGTAGACGTTCCATTTGAGAATTTACTATTTAACAAATTTACGGGTACTGATTTACAAGTGGGTTACCATTTAAACGAAACTTTTCAAAGCTACGTGCCTAAACCGACTTTGCTTTATATGTACGACCAGCAACCTTGTAGCTTTAAATTTTACAACGGTACGACACACGTTACAGTTTCAGACTATATGCCGTTCGGACAAGATGCGTTTATTAATGGTTCAGATTATTCTTTAAACTTTAGCGCGGATACTTCGACACTTTTAGAAGTTCCAATAGCAAACAGTTTATTCGCTGAATACTACTTTGGGTACTTGACTAACTTATACAACCTTAAAAACCGTTTAATTAACGTTAAGACGAATTTACCGATTAGCTTATTAACTAACTTAAACTTAAATGATAGGTTAATTATTAGAGACAAAAGATATATTATAAACACAATGAAGTCTAACCTTCGAACGGGCGAAGTAGATTTTAGTTTGTATTTAGATTTCAGGCCATTAAGACCCGCTATAATAAATACTGTTAGTTCAGCGGCTGCGTGTTATGATTATTTAATAAACATACCAAGAAATTCAATAGCTAATTTTACAAGTAGTTTAGCGGGTGTTACAATAAACCCCGACCCTTTAACCGCGAGTGGATTTGTAACGGTATGTATTCCAGTAAACACAACGGGTAACGAACGCACAATAACAATTACAATAACTATAAATAACCGAGACGGAAATTCATTAATTAATTATTTATATATAATTCAGGAAGCATGATAGAAATGATTTTAGAACTATTAAAGACGGGTGACTTTTACGGTGTGTCTGAAATAGTAGACGTAGCGAAAGGAAAACACGAACTAACGGGAAATGTAAAAAAGGTATTTAAACAAGAAATAAGAAAAGCGAAATGGCAGAAAAACGGACAATAGAATTAGAAATAAAAGAAAACTTTAAACAAGTTGAAAAAGATTTAAATTCTTTAGACAAAGCTTTAGATAATACAGCAGATTCAGCAAGGGACGTAAACAAATCATTTGAAGATGTTTATGGCGATTTACAACCGTTAACCGCTCGGATGGGTGAAGCTGAAGATAGACTTTATGAACTTGCAGCAGCTGGAGATTATACATCTAACGAATATAAAAATCTATTAAATACAGTAGGTGAATATCGAAAAGTGCAAATCAATACAGATTTAGCAGTTGACGCGGCTTCTATGACTCTTTCTCAAAAATTAGGCGGTGCTTTAGGTGGTGTCGCTTCAGGTTTTGAGTTAGCTCAAGGTTCTATGGCATTATTTGGAGTCGAAGGCGAAAATGTACAAGCGGCTTTGTTAAAAGTTCAAAGTGCTATGGCTTTGTCCCAAGGGTTACAAGGACTGAAAGAAGCAAAAACTTCTTTTATAGCGTTAGGCGATTCAGCTAAAAAAACCGCAGTAGGGCAAGCGTTATTAACCGCAGCCACTTCAGCATATACTTTTGTAACGGGTGCCGCCACAACGGGCTTAAAACTGTTTAGAATAGCTTTAATAAGTACGGGTATTGGTGCGTTAATTGTTGGAGTAGGTTTATTAATAGCCAACTTTGAAAAGTTAGTAGAATTTGTAATGAAAGGTGTTACTTGGTTTACTGGACTTGGTAGTACCATGAAAAATATTATTTCTATTATATTTCCATTTATAGGTTTAATTAGATTAGCTGCTATTGCTTTAGAAGAACTTGGAATAGTAGACGATGAACAAGCTAAAATAAAGAAAAAGAACCACGATAATTCTATGAAAATTGCGGATGCTGAATTAAAAAAGCAAGCCGAAATTAGAAAAACACGGGAAAAGAATTTTACTAACGAACAGAACAACTATGATAGACAAATTAAGTTAGCGCAAGCCGAAGGGAAAAGCGTATATGAATTAACCAAAGCTAAAATACTTAATTCAATAAAATACCAAGAAGCTAAACAACGGGAAATTAAAAACGAATTAACCGTAATGAAACTATTAGCTGAACAAGCGAGTTTTATAGATGCAATTTCAGGCGGTGCAATGAGTGCGCGTGTAGCTGAATTAGATAAATTATTAGCTGATACTTCAAACGAAATAGAAAACCAAAAGACGGATTTAAAACTATTAGAAATTGATAAAAATAAACCAGCTGCGGGAACGGGTGGAGGTACTTCAGGTGGAACAACAAATGTAAAAGAACAATTAGACATTACACGTAAACTAAAAGATGACGAACTTAGGATTTTAGAAGATGGATTTGACAAAGAAATGAGTTTGTTAAATGAAAAGCGTAAACGTGAAAAAGAAGATGCTGATAAACAATTTAAAGAGGGTGTATTAAAAAAAGAAGATTATAATAAATTACTTGCTTCAATAGATTCTACGTACGAAGCTGATAGGAAAAAGATTTACGAAAAAGATACCGCAGAACAAATAAAAACACGTGATTTTACCATACAAAATTTAATAGACACAAAGACGAAAGAAGTAGAAATTGAAAACGAAGCTTATTTAAAAAAGAAAGAAATAAAAGATAAAGAAGCCGAAGAAGATTTAGCGCGCCAACAAAGGTTAAACGATTTACGTTTTAAAGCGGCTAAAGACACGTTACAAGTTATATCTAACGTTACTGAATTATTCGCGGGTAAAAGTAAAGCACAACAAAAGAAAGCGTTTCAAGTTCAAAAGGCGGTTAATATTGCGGGTGCAACTATGGATACTTACAAAGCGGCTGCAAGTGCGTTAAAAGATAGTCCAGCCCCGTTTAATTATATTGCAATGGCTGCGGTTATTACTGCGGGTTTATTAAACGTTAAAAAAATAGCGTCCCAAAAATTTGAAGGTGGCGGTTCTTCAGGTGGCGGGGGCGGTACGGGTGGCGGTGGTGCTGCTCCTATAACACCACAATTTAACACGGTAGGAAATAACGGAATAAATCAATTAGCGCAATTACAACAACAACCCGTACAAGCGTATGTAGTAAGTGGCGAAGTAACAAGTCAACAAGCGTTAGATAGAAATAGGCAACAAAATTCAAGTTTATAAGTTAAAAAGATATGAGTAAATTCGAAATTATAGAACTACTAATAGACGAAACGAAAGTAGAAATGGGAGTAAATGCCGTTTCAGTAGTAGAAAGTCCCGCTATTGAAGAAAGTTTTGTAGCGTTAAACGAACACAAAATAGAACTAAAAGAAGTAGACAACGAAAAGCGCATTTTAATGGGTGCGGCTTTAGTACCTAATAAACAGATTTACCGACGTGTAAAGGACAAAGAGTTTTATATATTCTTCAGTGAAGATACAATTCGAAAAGCAAGCGAGTTATTTTTAATGCGTTCGAACCAAAACAACGCAACCTTAGAACACGAAAAGAAAATGTTAGAAGGAATGTCAGTTGTTGAAAGCTGGATAATAGAAGACGAAAAAACGGATAAAAGCCGATTATATAACTTTAATTTGCCAAAAGGTACTTGGATGATTTCCATGAAAGTAAACAACGATGAAGTGTGGAATAAAGTAAAAGCTGGAGAGGTTAAAGGCTTTTCAATTGAAGGCTATTTTATAGACAAATACGATATGAGTTTACAAGAAAACGAACTAATAGAAAAACTTAAAGATTTAATTTTAAACTATGGAAAGAGAAAGTAAAGTAAGCCCGCGAGGTGGAAAACGCGGATGCCTATGTAAAAACGGAAAATACAGTTCGAGATGTTGCGACGGTAGTTTACAAGCGCAAGGAATAGGCAAAACAGCGAGTGTAACGCCACAAAATGTTACAGTAACAGAAAACAACGGTGTAAGAACTACCGTACGGGAAAACGGCTAAAAACGGAACAAATCAAAATAACAAAAGTTAAAGTAATATGAATACAAGAAAAACAGTTTACGAAAAGTTGTTTAGAAACGACAAAACAGAATTAGCAACACACGAAATTGAATTAGCGTTATTTGACGAAATTAAAAACGCGTTAAAAAACTATGGAGTAAATAATGGTAAAATTGTAAAAGCAAATGCAACCGTTACTAAAAGCGTACAAGCTATAAATTCAGCAATGAAAGACGCAAACATAGTTGTAAACAAACAAATGGGTAAGGGAGTATTAGCAATGGCGCAAAAATTCCAAGCGCAATTAGATAAAACCGCAAAAGAATTAGGTGTTAGTATGGCTGGTTCTGACGTTCAAAAACAAATTATAGAATTGTCAAATATTGCCGAACAAATGCAAGATAATATTGACGGGGTATATGAATTATTAAAAACAGTAGGTAAATAAACAAAAATGAAAAATAGCCTAATAAACCAAATTAAAACTTTACTCGGAATGGAAGTAAAGTTAGAACAAATGAAACTTGCTGATGGTGTTACAGTTTTAGAAGCTGAAGCATTTGAAGCGGGAATGGAAATTGTAATCGTAACAGAAGACGAACAAAAGATTCCTTTGCCTATTGGAGAATACGAAATGGAAGATGGTCGTATTTTAGTAGTAGTAGAAGAAGGAATTATTTCTGAAGTAAAAGAGGTAGAAGAAGAAGAAGTTGAAGCGCCTGAAGTACCTGAGGAAGAAATGCCAACCGAAGCGAAAGAAGAAATGGAAACGGCTAAAACCGCACCTAAGAAAACAGTTGAAAGCGTAGTTAAAGAAACTTTCTTTTCCGAAATTGAAAAATTAAAAGAAGAAAACGAAATGTTAAAAGCTGAACTTGCTAAAACAAATAAAATAGAAGAAACAGAATTATCTGAAACTAAACCAATTTCATTTAATCCTGAAAACGAAAACCCTATTCACATTACACGATTAGCGCCTAAAAGAGGTAAAAGTATAATGGATAGTGTTTTATCAAAACTAAACAATTAATTTTTAAATAAATAAAAAATGGCTACTACAACTTCAATTACAACTACTTACGCTGGAGAGTTTTCAGGTAAGTACATTGCTGCGGCTTTATTAAGCGCGCCAACCCTTGAAAAAGGCGGTATGACTATCATGCCAAACGTTAAGTACAAACAAGTTATTAAACGCGTTGCAACTGACGACATTATCAAAAACGCAACTTGCGACTTTGACCCTACAAGTACAGTTACTTTAACTGAAAAAGTTTTACAGCCCGAGTCGTTTCAAATAAACCTACAATTGTGTAAATCTGATTTCAGAAGCGATTGGGATGCTTTACAAATGGGTTACAGTGCGTTCGATGTTTTGCCCAAATCTTTCGCAGATTTCTTAATTGCACACGCTGCCGAAAAAGTAGCTGCTGGAATGGAGACTGCTATTTGGACGGGTGTTAACGCTACTGCTGGACAATTTGCGGGTATCATGACACAATTATTAACTGATGCTGCTTTACCTTCAGCACAAGAGGTTGCGGGTACTACTGTAACTGCTGCTAACGTTATTACTGAATTAGGTAAAATCGTAGACGCGTGTCCAGCTGCATTGTACGGAAAAGAGGATTTAACTCTTTATGTTTCTTCTAACGTTTATAGAGCGTATGTACGTGCTTTAGGTGGTTTTGCTGCTTCAGGTGTAGGCGCTAACGGTTACGATAACAAAGGAACTAACCAAGCGTTAAATGATTTGTATTTCGACGGTGTTAAAATCTTTTTAGCTAACGGACTTGCTGCAAACACTGCGTTACTTTCTCAAGTATCTAACTTATTCTTCGCTACTTCTTTAATGTCAGATATGAACGAAGTTCGTGTTATAGATATGGCAGAAAATGACGGTTCGCAAAATTGTCGCGTAATAATGAGATTTTCCGCAGATGCTAAATACGGTTTTGCTTCAGATTTAGTAACATACGGAATTACGAATTCAGCTAACTAATTTACTATAAATTAAATAATAGGGTGGTGCAATATACGCCACCCTTTTTTTATTAAACATTAAAAACTAAAAATATGAGCTGCGATATAGCAAACGGAAGAGTAGAAGCGTGCAAAGACGCGATTTCAGGACTTCTAAACATTTATTTTATCAATTACGGTGATTTATCTACCGATAATATTACATACGGTACAACGGCTAATTCAGACGTTATAAACACTTGGACACCAGCCGCTGCGCTTTCTTTGTATAAGTACGAATTGAAAGGTGCAAACGGATTTGAACAAACTATTCAAACGTCACGTGACAATGGAACGACTTTCTTTGAACAAGTATTAACAGTTCAGTTGAAAAAACAAGACATTGCTACACACAAAAACGTTAAAATGTTAGCGTACGGACGTCCAAGAATTGTAGTTGAAACAAGAGACCACCAATTTTTCTTAGCTGGATTAGAGCAAGGTTGTGACGTTACTGCTGGAAATGTTTCTTCAGGGACTGCAATGGGTGATTTTAACGGTTATAACCTTACATTTACTGCAATGGAAAGAATACCGGCGAACTTCTTAGATTGTACTTCAGAAGCTACGTTAGAAGCTTTATTTAACGACGGTACTGTAGACGGAAACATAGTTGTTTCTTAATAGAATTTTACTTGCATATACGAACCCTCACTTTACGGTGGGGGTTTTTTATTTCGGACAAAATCAAACTTTTGTAGTTATATATATATGATTGTATTAACTACCGACACAACGCCACAAACATTCGTGTTTATACCGCGTAATTCGTCTTTCGATACGGTAGAAATAACCGACGAACAAACGAACGTAATAGTATCAATAGACACTTACACGCACACTGAAGGGGATTATTACGATACGTTAGAAGCTGAATTTAGTTTAGTTGAAAATCATTTTTACACTTTGGTAATAAAAGACGGAACTACAATAGTTTACAGAGATAAAATATTTTGTACAGACCAGCCTTTAGTAACATTTTCCGTAAATAACGGTCAGTATGTTTCAAACAGTACAACAAACGAATTTATAGTTTATGAATAATATACACGTTTTAAATTTAAGTGCATATACAACACCCGTAATTCAGGAATCCAAAAGAGAAAATTGGGTAGAATTTGGAGAAGATAATAATTACTTCAATTTTTTGATAGATAGGTACACGAATTCAACAACGAACAACTCGCTTATAAACAATATTAGTAGATTAATTTACGGACGTGGATTAAGTGCAATAGACGCAAATAAAAAGCCTAATGAGTACGCTCAAATGATGGCTTTGTTCAGTAAGGATTGTGTACGTAAAATGGTTATTGATAGAAAAATGTTAGGTCAGTTTGCTATTCAAGTACACTATTCTAAAGACCATAAAAAAATATTAAAGGTTTACCATATACCCGTTAATCTTTTACGTGCTGAAAAGTGCAATAAAGAGGGTGAAATAGAAGGTTACTATTATTCCGATAATTGGGAAGACACAAGAAAGTATGTACCTAAAAGAATACCAGCATTTGGATTTTCAAACGAACAAGTAGAAATATTATTTGTAAGACCTTATTCAGTTGGAATGAAATATTATTCTAACGTTGACTATCAAGGTTCGATTCCATATTCAGTATTAGAAGAAGAAGTAGCTGATTATTTAATTAACGAAGTTAAAAACGGTTTTTCAGGAACTAAGGTAGTAAACTTTAACAACGGTCTACCAAGTCAAGAACAACAAGAAATTATTACTTCTAAAGTTCTTGGAAAACTAACTGGTTCACGTGGACAAAAAGTAATTGTAGCTTTTAACCAAAACGCGGAAAGTAAAACTACGGTTGACGATATTCCGTTAAACGATGCTCCAGACCATTACACGTATTTATCTGAAGAATGTTTACGTAAGATAATGTTAGGACATAACGTAACAAGTCCTTTATTATTTGGTATTGCAAGTTCAAATGGATTTAGTTCGAATGCAGATGAATTAAAAAATTCAAGTATTTTGTTCGATAATATGGTTATACGTCCATTTCAAGAAGAAATATTGGACGCTTTCGACACTATTTTAGCATACAACGGAATTAGTTTAAAGTTATTCTTTAAGACTTTACAACCTTTAGAATTTGTAGATTTAGAAAATACACAAACTGAAGAACAAGTAGCTGAAGAAACGGGAACGGAACTAAGCAAAGTAAACACGGACTTAGAAGAAATATTAGCTGAAGTAGACGCGAACCAATTAGGCGAAGGTTGGGTTTTAGTAGACGAAAGAGAAAGTTCAGATAGCGACGAAGAATTAGACTTACAATTAATTAAAGCTGAAAGCGATTTAGAGCCTAAAACAACGCTTTTAAGCCGCTTTATTAACTTAGTGCAAACTGGTAATCCAATGCCTAAATTAAAGAGTTCTCAGGACAAAAAAGTAGGCGATTTAAAATACTTCAAAGTACGGTATAAATACACGGGTAATAAAACACCTGAAAGAGACTTTTGCAAAGCTATGATGGCTAAGGAAGAAAGACTATTTAGAAAGGAAGATATAGACGCAATGAGTAAACGGGCGGTTAATCCGGGTTGGGGTGAATTTGGCGCTAATACCTACGACATTTTTAAGTATAAAGGCGGTGCTCGATGCCACCATAAATTTAGCCGTGTAACTTATATGTTAGATTTAAACGCTATTGAAAAAGGTTATGCGGAAATAGGAACGCGTGCAGCTGAAATAAAAGGTTACAAAGTTACAAACCCTTACGAAGTTTCAATATATCCAAATAATTTACCTTTAAATGGATTTAGCCCAAACAACCCAAACACGGGCGGTAAAATGTTAAAAGAAAACCAACAATAAAATGGCTGAAGCATTATTAGTTACACGAAATGACATTGTAAAATTTACCGCTTTAAACGGTAATGTAGATAGTGACAATTTTTTACAATGGGTAAAGGTCGCTCAAGACATTCATATACAAAATTATTTGGGTACTGATTTAATCGAAAGAATTAAAACAGATATTATAAACGAAGATTTAAGCGGTGATTATTTAAACTTAGTTGTTACGTATGTAAAACCAATGTTAATACATTTTGCAATGATGGAATACTTACCTTTTGCGGCTTATACAATAGCTAACAAAGGGGTGTATAAACATAACTCTGAAAACTCTACCAACGTAGAAAAAAACGAAATAGATTATTTAGTAGAAAAAGAACGAAGCATAGCGCAACATTACACGGAAAGATTTATTGATTATATGAGTTTTAACCAAGCGTTATTTCCTGAATATAACAGTAATTCAAACGGCAATATGTACCCTGACACACAAAACAATTATACGGGATGGTTCATATAAAGAAGTACAAACCAAAAGACGAAAACGTAAAAAAGTTAAAAATTTACTTAACTAAATTAAATAATAATAAAGATGGCAAATGATATTGGATGGGGTGAAGGAGCTTGCAACAACGATATAGGTTGGGGACTTGCACAAGAATATTTTTCATGTAGCGGTGCAGCTGAAGCGCCCGTTGGACAAACGTTAATGAAGACGGGACAAACTACAAGTTATAGAACGGGAGACGACGGAGACATTGAAGCGGGTAGGGCAACTTCTTTTACAGTACTTGCAAGTAATAACCCATTTGGTAATACTAATAGATTTACAGATACTTTAGGCGGTCAAACGTATACCAATAGGATTAGAGTAGATTGGTCAACTTATAACGGTTCAACCGTTTTATGTTATTATCAATTAGCTACTCCTTTGTCGTATACTTGGAATCAGGCAATAGATTGGGCTTTAGCTCTTTCAATAAGTACTTTTACAAGTGGCTGGAGGTTACCAAATGTTAATGAGTTTATGAATTTATTTAATTGGGGAATTGCTCAAAATTTAAATTATGCTCCATTTTCTTTTTTGAGTTTGAGTCACTTTTCAAGTACTACTTCACAATGAAGCACAACTACTGCCTTTTTAATTAATTCCAATTCGGATGGTCCAATAGGAGAATTTTCCAAGACAACAGCGAGAAACACTGTTTTTGCAGTACGAACATTTACAGTAACAGGAACAACATTAACTTAATAAATAAATAAAAAATGGCAACTTACAAATTTCCACAATTCAACGTTGAAATAGTCAACCCTACGGTAACTGTATTAACTGTAGTAGATAACATCATTGATAGAGTATGTTCAGCAAATGTATTACTTGCAACACCCTCAACTAATTTTGGTGTTGAGTTTACTAATTACACTTATACAACTGATTGGGACGACCAAGACATTATTAATTGGGTAAACAAAGTAGAACTACCTAAGTATTTGGTTTAATATGACACCATTAAATCAATTTTTAGAGGTTATAAAAAAGCACGGTGCAATGGGTGTTTTAGCTTTGTGGCTTTCATATACCCATTTTGAAGTTCAGGATTTAAAAGCAAGGTTATTTAACTGTTTAGAAAAAAAAGTAACTTTAGTAAACCCTGAAATAAATAACAAGAATAATATTTACGCAACTTTACCCGAAAAATTAAAATATGTCAAACGTAAAAAGCTACACGGATAAACAGTTACTTGACAAAGTAATGAGTTTAGACACGTTCAAAACGTTACCACCGCATTTATGGCTTTTGTTTATTCGTTCGAATGAAGATGCAAACGACGTATTCGACGATAAATGCTATGTATTTAAGTTTAACCAATTTCAGTTGGTTACAAGTTGCACCACAAATAAAGGAAATAAAGGTACTGCGGTAATGGAAGCGGGCGCATGGTATTACGATTCTTACGCATACGGCTTGCATAGAGCCAAAATGCCGGCTTTACGTCAAGTAAAAGGCATTCCGTATAGACGCGACTTTACAAACGACCTTAAAACGAACCCTACAACCGAGATAAAAAGAGATTTAATTAACATGAATATTCACGGTTCGACTTATAATCAAGGTTCTAAACAAGTTTCTACAAAAATAGGCGGTTGGAGTGAAGGGTGTTTAGTATTAAATAACAATGCTGAATACGAAAAAGTAGTTCAAATGGCTAAATTATATCCAAGTGTTTCAATATGTTTAATTAACGAATTTTAAAATGGCAAAGAAAGTAAAAGTAGATTTAGAACTTGGAAACACAAAAGTAAAAGTTTCTAAAGAGGGGAAAGATTTAGACGTTAGTGTAGATACTAAAAACATAGACGTAGAAGTACATAACCATAAGGACACAAAAGAGTTCAAATACGACGGTAAAAAGTTAGATATTGATATTAAAAAAGATGCTGAAGGAGTAGAAGTAAGTTTAAACGCTGAAACTGGTTTATTAAAGTGGTTAGGTAAAATTATTTCTAAGGTAGTTTTACGGCGCTTTAAATGAGAAATGAAGTAAATCATTTACACAATACATTAAACGTTTCTAATAGCGTTAAAACACAATATAAACACGAACAAATAGATTTTACACCTTTCCTAATAGGATTCCTTTTAGGCTTTATTTGTTTTTACTTAATAATCAAACATGGTAGAGAAAATTACTAAGAACATTGCCAAAATTAATTTGGTAGGAAAACACGTACAATTAGCTTTACTAAGCGATTTACACTGGGATAACCCGAAATGTGATAGGGATTTACTGAAGAAACATTTAGACTATTGTTTAGAGAATAACATTAAAGTTATGCTGAACGGTGATACTTTTTGTTTAATGCAAGGAAAATTTGACCCACGTAGAAGTAAAAAAGATATTAGACCCGAACACAACAAAGCAAACTATTTAGACGTAGTAATAGAAACTGCGGTAGATTGGTTTGCACCGTATGCGGAAATACTTACGGTTGTTGGATATGGTAACCACGAAACGGGAATTATTCGAAATGTAGAAACAGACCCTTTACAAAGATTCGTAGACTTATTAAACTACAAATGTAAGTCCAATGTAATTACGGGCGGTTACGGTGGCTGGTTATTGTTAAATATTAAACCTACTGAAAAAACTAATAAAAATTTTGCTACTAAAATAAAATACTTTCACGGTTCGGGCGGTGGTGGAATAGTTACCAAAGGTGCTTTGAATTTAACACGTGCTTTAGAACTTGCTGAAGGGTTCGAAGTGTTTACTATGGGACATATACACGAAAACGCAGCGCGTAACGATGTAAGAGAAGATTTAAACACGGAAGGCGGTAAAATTAGAATTGAACTTAAACAAATTCACATGGCAATTACTGGAACTTATAAGGAAGAATACGGAGAAGGCTTTATGGGGTGGCACGTAGAAAGAGGCGCACCACCAAAACCCGTTGGCGGTAGGATTTTGAACATATATTTAAGCATGGAAGAAAAAGAAGGCAAACAAATTTGGAGTAAAATAATAGATAGTTCCAAATTTCCTTTGTAAATTAGCGACATACTTTGTTTTTTAAGACCCGTTTAGTAATAAGCGGGTTTTTTTATGCCTTTTTTCTACGTAATTATACTTAGAGATTTTAAAATTATCTACGTAGTTTTACGTAAAAAACACGTATTTTTGTAGATAACTTGTTTATAATCCAAATATTCACTTTATATTTGCATATAACATTTAAGGAAAGAAATTATGAAAACATTTAATTTAAAATTATCAGAAACAAAAACAGAGGTCATAACCTACTGCGGTTATTTAATAGACAACTGTTTTGTGTTTACTTTTAACGATGGTGCTTTATTTTATGTACCGAAAGAAAGACTTGAATTATATAAATCAAACGGAAAATTAACAAATTAAAATTATGAAAAATTACTTTAAAGATTGCGCATTATGTCACGGTAACGGAAGAATAGAAATTTCAGGAAACGACGAACCGTATTACGAACATTGGGTAGACTGTAACTATTGCGAAGAAGGAAAAGTTATAGACACAGATGAAGTAGAGTTCAAAGTAGCTCAAATAGAAGATATGGTAGAAGGTTTTACAATTCGTGTTTCCATCTTTCAGGATATGGCGAACAAATGTAAACTTGGGTACTTAGATAATTTAGCGCGTAAATTTGAAAAAAGAATTGAAACGTGTGAAAAAGCAATATTAAGATTAAACAACTATAAATTAACAATTCAAAACTTATAATCATGGAAACTAAAGAAACTTTGAAAGAAATCTTTTACGCGTTTGTAGCGCTTTTAACAGTAACGGGAATACTTACATATATCGGAGTAATTTTCTAACGTTAGAACGAATGAAAACACCATTAAAACGCATTCCTTTAGCTTATTTAATTAGGGCTTGGAATAAAAAACTAAAAGTAGATGAATTAAGAGGGACATTTAACGAAGAATTATATTTAAAAATTATAAAAATCAAACATGAAAAAAGTTTATAAAGACAAAACCGAACAATTTGGATGGGACGCAATTTATAAAATGCTGGAAATAGCAAAGCACGACGAAGGAATAGTTTACGAACAAGCATGGTTTTCTAAATACTGCATGACCGACAAAATGTGTGACGAATGGAAAGAATGGTTTATAAAAGAAGCGGGTAAAAAATTAAGGTTAAACAAACACCGCGCAGAAAAAGAATTTAGTTGGTTTAATTTAGCTTACGGACTTAAAATAAATAATGACTATGACCCTGAAAGAAAAGAATAATTTAGACCGTGTTTTAGTAGGAATTGAAAAAACGGAAAAATTCATGCAAAAAGTAAAAATAGAAAAACGCTGGAGAGCTGGATATCTTCAGGCGTTAAAAGAAGTAAAATTAAAATTAAAAGAAATATGACACCAAAAGAGAAAGCGAAAGATTTGTATTTAAAAATGTTAAGTTGGCAAAATGAAAGCCATTATATAGAAAGAAATATTATTTCAATTAGCGCAAAACGTTCGGCATTAATAGCAGTAGACGAAATAATAGAAAGCGAGCCAAGTTATACTTCATCAATATTTCAAGGCAGTTTTTTAAAAAGTGATAATACAGAATATTGGCAAGAAGTTAAACAAGAAATTGAAAAGTTATGAACGAAAAAAAGTTAGCAGAAATATTAATAAATAAATACTATCATTTATTTAGCGTAACGTTAGAAAATACTGTTTCTAAATACGAAGCAAGTAAATGCGCAATAATAGCGGTACAAGAAGTTATTGAGTCACTAAGTTTTAACCAATGGCAAAATAGAAACACCATAGAATTTTACGACAATGTATTAACAGAAATAGAAAACTATGAAGATTAAAACAAGTAAAGCAATGCTTAGAATAAAAGTATTTCTAAAGCACATGAAGAAAAAGTATAAACACCCAATAAAAAGAATAAATAATGAGTTTGATTGATTTTAGCATAAAGACCTTAAAGGAAAAGGAAAAAGAAATTTTAGACTATCAGTGGACGGAACAACAAAAACAAGTATTTCCTGAAGCCTATGCAAACAGTTTAAAATGTGTAAAGCAACTAAGACGAAGTATTAACATATTACTCAAAGACAATGCAAGAAGAAGCGAAAATGGCACTACTATTATTTAGTGTAGGAATGATTTTAATTTTAATAGACCTTATAAAAAAACACAATGAAAACAACAATTATTAATTACATAAAAGAAAACGGATTAGACCGTAAAGACCGCCACCGTGAATATGTTTATAGAAGAATGTTTTTAGCTGGTTTACTACACAAAGAAGGTATGACACTTCAGGGAATAGCTGATATTTTCACGTTGACTCATGCGACTATTATACACGCTATTCGAACGGATAAACACTTTATTAAAACGAATGATAGTGTTTATAAAATGTACATACAAAAGGAACTTGAACTATTCGCGCCTTTGGTAGAAATGCGCAGAGACATATTTACAGAGGTTTTAAACGCACGTAACACAACCGACTTAATGAATATAGTAAGACGGATTAAAAACAACGAATACGAGCAGCAACCGAGGGACTTTATTAGTTCTTATAATATTGCTTAAAATGGAAAAATACTATTTAACGGAAGTCGAAAAAACACACGACCAAACCACAAATTTAAAATATTACCGTGCTTTTTATTCAAACGGATTTGAACAGATAAACGAAATTTACGAAATAGGTCAAGCAATACCAACTATAATTTTAAGGTAAATTAATAAAAAGTTTAATGTTAATAACTATTTTTAAACTAAGTTGAAATAATAAATAATTATATGTAATATTGCGAACGGTTAGAGTCTCAAACATAGTTAACCTAAAGAAGTTATTAACCCTTTCAACGAAGCTGACGTGAGACTCCAGCGGACTTGATTGGGTTTTTTTATGCTTAAAAATTTGTATTATGGAAAGTTATTTAGAGTTTACTTGCAAATTGTCACCCGAAACGACAATAGAACATTTAATGGTTTCGGACGGTCACACGATGTTATTTACAATTATTAAAGAGGGTAAATTTTGGGAGGTTGGATTAGATAAAAAAGATATTGAAAAATTACTACCTTATTTGTTAAAATTTTATTACTCATGAATACATTTGATTTAAGTAGAAATTGGTTTAACTGGACGTTTGAAAATCCTGAAAAAATTTCACCTAACCACACCGCATTATATTTTTTTATAGTTGAACACTGTAATAGATTAGGATGGAAAGAAAAGTTTGGTTTACCTACTACAATGGCAAAAGAAGCTATTGGAATAAGAAGCTATAATACTTATATAAATACTTTGAATGATTTAGTAGACTTTGGATTTATTAAAATGATTGAAAAAAGTAAAAATCAGTATTCAAGTAATATAGTCGCTATATCAAAATTTGATAAAGCACTTGATAAAGCACTTGATAAAGCACTTATAAAGCACGCGACAAAGCAACGTGAAAGCATTAGTAGTATAAATAAACAAGAAAACAAAGAACAAATATATATACCTGAATATTCTGAATTTTTAAAATATGCTATTGAACAAGTTTCTAACATAAATCAAAATGAAGTAAAACTTAAATACGAAAGTTGGAAAGTAAACGAATGGAAAGACGGGAATAATAAACAAATTAAAAATTGGAAAACGAAACTTTTAAATACACTACCGTATATTGGTAAAATAGAAGTTAAACAACCGAGAATAATACACGATTGATATGTACAAAAGACTAAGCGACTTACAAAGTGACTTAAACAATATAAGACACAAAAAAAACATACGTGGAAAATCGATAGGATGGGACTTCGAACAATTACCGTACACCGTAAAAGAAGGTTGTACAACTTACATAGGAGCTGCACCCGCTTCAGGTAAAACTGAAATATGGTTTGAGTTCCTAATTAACCTAAGTTGTTTACACGGTTGGAAACACGTAGTATTTTCTCCTGAAACGGGTAACGCTGCGGAAATATACGCTGAATTATGTTACAAGTATATTGGTAAAGCTTATACAATAGGCGAAAATTCCATGACACAAGGCGAACAAATACGTGCTGAAATGTTTGTTAACGACCATTTTATAGTAATAGACCCAATAGACGAAGATTTAACCTTAGAAAAGTTTTACGATTTAGTGGACGAAATAGAACGAACACAAGAAATAAGAATACACACTACGACAATAGACCCTTGGAATGAGTTAACTGAAGAATTTAAACCTGAAGATTTACACCGCGAAGATAAATATTTGTCAAGGATTTTAGGTTATGCACGAAAAAACGCACGAAAAACATTAAGACACAACTGTATTATAAACCATGTTCGAGACCAACCATTAACAAACGGAAAAACGAATGAAGGTGAAATTAGTTATTTTCCTATTCCAAGCGCCCGTGACTTTGCGGGCGGTCAAGTATGGTTTAGAAAAGGTTTAACCGTTCTAATCCCGTGGCGTCCACCCGCTGGATTAATTTTACATGATGGTTCGATAGCTGAAGAAAACGAAGTACATTTGAAAGTTGCTAAAAGTAAACCTAAAGGAGTTTCAAAAAACGGGACTTACAAAATGTATTTAGATTTAACAAAATATCA